GCCGGAGAGCCCGGCGGAAATCGTCGCGAGGCAGGCCGATCCTGTCGCCGCAATAAGGGAGCTCGAACCCGCATGAGCGATTCGCTGTGGCTTTGGCCGTTGCTTACGGTCGCATTGGTATTGTTCGCTCTACTAATCGCCCTGTGGACGGCGGGAGAGCTGGAAACAGATTAGTAGTGTGTTGGCAATTGCGGGCTCTGCCTTGTCTGGCGGGGCTTCACAGGGTTAGCAAAAATGCGTCGGGCGCAAGTCGGGCGCAAAACGAGGAGAAAAATGAGGACTTTCGATTGCGGCATCGACTCGGAGCTTTTCCAGAATGTCGAGGTGCGCGCACTGACGGAAGCGGAAGCGGCGCGCAAGTTCCTTGCAGGCCTGCTGCGCGCGCTGACCATTGACGCGGTAGAAGTCTTTGAGCTCGACGAGGCCTAAGCCGTGCGGACGATCTGGAAAACGACGCTGGACCTGTTGCAGGAAATTCAGCTTGTGCGCTTTCCGCGTGGCGCGCGTCTGCTGACGGTGCAGACCCAGCATGGCTACATGCCCGTGTTGTGGGCTGAAGTCCAGGAGGACGCGCCGCTAGAGGCGCGCGCGATCGCGATCTATGGAACCGGCTGGCCTTTGCCGGCGGATCCGGGCGTCTATATCGGCACGGTACAGGACGAAATCGGCGGCCTGGTCTGGCATATCTACGAGCGGCCGCTCGAAGGCGAGGCCGGCGTGGTCCTGTCGAGCGGCGGCAAAACCCCTAAGCCCGGAGTCCGGGCGAAACCCCATGAGGAGGCGGCCGTATGGACCGCATGAGTAACGAGCTGGCGGCCGCGTGGCCTTTCCCGACGACGGCAAAGCGCGCGGAGTCGGATGAATGGACTGGCTGCGGCATTGGTGAGTGCGACGTGTGCGACGAAAGCGCACAGGACGCGGATACAGGCCCGCTGACGGGCTGCGACGTCTGCGGCGATGGCGAGGCCTGCCCGAACGTGACGGAAGACCCTAACGGGGCTCTGGCGCTGCTGGATGCGATGCTCGCGACGGATGCGGCCGCAACGGTCGAGCGCGCGCTCCCTACGCTGTCGGAACCCTTCCCGGTGCGCCAGCTCGTGAGGGAGTTCCTGCGCGGCGACGTCGGCGATACCGTCGAGCTCGCGCTTGATGGCATGCCGGCGCCCCATCTGGCGGCCGCAATCCGCACGGTACTGGTTCAACGCGCGGCATTCGCGGCAGGCCTGCGCGCGGCCGTGGATGCGACGACGAAAGCGCGCGCCGAGCGCGACGCGCTGAAGCACCTGCGGCCGACCAATTCGATGCTGGCGGCCGAAAACAAGGATCTTGCATCGCGCCTGTGCGAACGCTCGAACGAGCTCGAAGGCGTCCGCTCGATGCTGGCGGGCGTGTCGGCAACGTGCGACGCCTACGCACGCGCCCACAACGAACGCGCGGACGAGCTCGCCAATGCGCGCGAGCACGTCGCCACCCTGAAGCGCTGGGGCGATGCACTGGCGGCCGAATGTGCCGAGCTGACGGAATTGTTCGGCGCCTGCAACGCGTCGAATCTCGAACTGACCGAGCGCAACGCGGCATTGGCGGCCCGTGTCGGCGAGCTGGAGCTCGAACGCGACGACGCACGCGCCGAGCTCGCCGATGTCCGGCTGGACCTGGAAACGGCCGAGGAGGAGCGCGCCGCGCTCGCGGCCGAGCTGGTAAGCGGCGACGTGTCACGCGTGACGGTCATTCGCTTCGCGAGCGGCCATGAGATGGAGCTCGATGGCGACGTCACTATGGCCGGCGTGGTGCGCGCGATTGGCATTCTGAGCGGCGCGGCGGCCTGAATGATGACCATGGGCTACCGCATTCCGGCGGACGTCGAAGGCGCGGCGCTGGACTTCATGCGCGGCCGTCGCTTCACGCTGACGGAGCTGACGGCGCGCCTGGTGGATCTGCTGCCGGCGGACGCTGTCGCCGAGCGGCCGAAGCTGCCCGAAACGGCCGCCTCGCGGCTCGTGCAACGCGAGCGGATCGCGGGCAACGTGCACGCAACGGGCGGCGCCATGCTGCCCGTATGGCCCCCTGTGTGGGAGTGGAAGGGCGAATGACGCGCGGCGCCTACTACAACGAGATTGACCCATATGCGGCCCAATGGCTGCGCAACCTGATCGCTGCGGGGCACATCGCTCCGGGCGACGTAGACGAGAGGAGCATCGAGGATGTCCGGCCCGACGAGCTGCGCGGATACGCACAGCATCACTTCTTCGCCGGTATCGGGATCTGGAGTAGTGCCCTGCGGCTCGCCGGATGGCCCGACGATCGCCCCGTCTGGACTGGCTCCTGTCCATGTCAACCTTTCAGCGCGGCAGGCAAGCAAGGCGGCTTTGATGACGAGCGGCACCTTTGGCCCGCCTGGCACTGGCTCATTGACGAGCTACGCCCTTCAGTTGTCCTTGGAGAGCAAGTTGCAAGCGCTCACGCGGACGACTGGATCGACCTTGTACAAACTGACCTGGAAGGCCTGGGATACGCCGTCGGGGCGCTCGCGTTCCCGGCTGCGGGCGTCGGTGCACCGCACATCCGCGATCGCATGTACTGGCTGGCCTACGCCGACGACGCGCGACTGGAAGGATGGCGCGGAATGTCCCAACGTGCCATTGAACGCGCTGCTGGGGCGCGTTACGTGGATGGCAGGCTGGACTACGCCGAGCGCGACGGACTCGCGCCGGGGTGGGGTGCTGACGCCTGCAATGACGGGGCAATCACTGGCGCAACAGGTACCGCTCGCGAGCTGGCCGACTCCGACGGCGATGCTGGCGAGCTGGACGGACTGGGTACAGACGAACCCGCAACCGGCCCGACTGACGGCTTCTGGTCTGCTGCTGACTGGATCTTTTGCAGGGATGGACGGTGGCGGCCAGTTGAACCCGGCACATTCCCGCTGGCTCATGGGGCTCCCGCCCGAGTGGGACGCCTGCGCGCCTACGGAAACGCGATCGTCCGGCAAGCGGCGGCCGCGTGGATCCAAAGCGCAGTCGAAGCAATCGACGAGTTCGCGTGAGGCGGCAGAGGCATGAGCGCCTACCGGAAGGTGTACGGCAAGGGTTATTACGACGGATTCAAAGCGGCAAAGGCCCAACAGGACATGACACCATCGAAGTACAAAAAGACGCTCGACTCGCAAACCGCGATCGCGCGCAAGATTTTCGAGTGCACGCCGATCGCGGAAGCGTGGTCTTCGAACAAGATCGTTTCGGAAATGACGCGCGTCTACGGCACGCGTACCGATCTGCGCACGGTCGAGGGCTGTCTCGACAGTCTCAAGAATGACGGCCTCGTGAAAGAGCCGGAGCGCGGCGCGTTTCAGCGCGTGGCGCCTCGCGTGCCGGAAACGGCGCCGGCCGTCGAGAAGGCGCAACCGGCCGCCGAACCGGCCGCAAAGCCGGCAATGATCGTACTGGGCGATCCGACGGGCGAGCTCGCGGAGTTCGCGGCGGCGCATGCTCCCGTGCCGTTTGTGGACTTCGATCCGATCGTGATGATGGGCGAGTTCGCGACGACGCTGCGCGGCCGCGCGGAGACGCTGACGCGCGTTGCAGAAATCCTGAACAGCACGGCGGACATGATGGAGCTGTCGGCCGTCGGCGTGATGGAACGGCTCGAACAGGCCGAGAAGGGCGTCGAGAAGTTCCGCCAACTCACGGCATTGCTGAAGGAAATCTAATGGCTCGCCTCACGCAAGACGAGCTGCTGGAGCTCAAATTCGAGTCGCGCGACCTGGCCCGCACGCTGACGATCGCCGAATTCTTTCGCGAGCTGATGCTGGAATTCTGGTTCGACCCGGAAGGCTTCAACGGCAAGCGGCCTTTCGGTAACGGCGGCTGGGAGTTCGACATTTACGCCGGACTCATCAAGGCGGGCGCCGTGGCCGGCGAGCTCGACGAGGAGGGCTGCGTCAATGACGTCGATCAACGCGCGGCCGACGAGCTGGTAACCAAGCTCCTCAAGCGCATTTTCCGCAACGCGGCGCTGCTGCCGAAGATCAAGCGCCAGTCGGTCGAGCTGGCCTGAAAACAGACTCCAGGTGTGTTGACCATCCGCCCGCGCGCCATACCGGACGCGGGCTCTACGGGGTAGTACGCCGTCGCCGGGCGCATATCGGGCGCATGAAAGGAGATCAATCAACATGGACATGCCTTATACGGACGCGTTCCTCGCGCTCATCTACGGCTACCAGCAAGCGGGATTCCAGGGGCTCACGTATGGCGAGCCGATCGAGCTCGACCCTAGCGCCCTGTCGCGCGTGGCGGGCGAGATTCACGAACTGAGGCGCCTGGTCGAGAACCTGGAGGAGGAGGCGGCATGACGCGCTTCGCCAAGTACCTCATCGTCGTGTCGCTCGAATACGCGACGCTCTACGGCTGGTTCGGCCTGCATAGCGAAGGCTGCGAGAACCTGATGCGCTTCTACGTCGCGCTCTGCTTCATCGTCGCCGACATTGCCTGCTCGGTCATCGGCCCTGGCGACGTCAAGGCGCCGCGTGCGCCTGCACTCCAGCGCAAGCTGAGCGTTGTCACTGACATCGCGCTCGCGGCCTGCTTCGTATGGTTCGGGCATGCGTGGCTCGCGTGCTTCTGGCTCGCGTCGCTCGTGTTCCTGTGGTCGGCCGACACGAACGGCCGCAAGCCGGAAGGTCAGAAGAAGGGCGGCCAGACACAAACGGTCGGCGCCGGCTCGGTCGGCATCCAGGCCGGCGGCGACGTCTACGCGAGGCATGAGGCATGACGAACGCAATCAAGCTGCTGGATCACGGGCACGTGCGCCTCGTCGAGTCGATGGGCTCTGACCTGTCGATCGTGCGCAATGCGCGCGTGAGCTACGACGCGGAATGGCGCACGGGCGCCGACGACGGCAAGGACGCCAAGCTCATCAATTACCTCGTGCGCAATCGCCACACGAGCCCGTTTGAGGCTGTGACGTTCACGTTCGACATCCGGGCGCCGATCTTCGTTTTCCGCCAGTGGCATCGTCATCGCACCTGGGCGTACAACGAGATTTCCGGCCGCTATGCCGAGCTGCCGGAAGAATTCTACGTGCCGATCCCGGCCGACATTACGGAGCAATCGGCCGACAACAAGCAGATGCGCACGGAGCAACGGCATCCGTTTGCCGACGAGTTTTCGGGCCTGATCCGGGCGTCGTGTGAAAACTCGTTCAGGAACTACCACTACCTGATCGAGCACGGCTGTCCTCGCGAGCTCGCGCGTACCGTGCTCCCGCTCGGCACGTACAGCCATATGTTCGCGACGGTCAACCTGCATAACCTGATGCATTTCCTCGGCCTGCGCCTGCACTCGCACGCGCAGAAGGAGATTCGCGTCTACGCCGAGGCGATGCTGGAGCTCATCGAGCCCGTCGTGCCGGTGGCCGTCGCGGCGTACCGCAAGCATCGTATGGCCGATCTGGAGGCTGCATGACGCTCAAGCTCGTGTGGTGCGGCCTGTCGTGCTGGCGCTTCGGCGTCTGGCGCGCGCCTCGCGGCGCTCGCGTCGTCGAGCTCGGTCCGATTGAGCTCGTGCTGAAACCCAAAGGCTACGCGGCATGAACGGCACGCGCGAGCCCTACGTCCCGCCTCCCGTTCCGGTATCGGTCGCTTTCGCGTCGTCATCGACCACGATAACGCTGCCGAAAAGCTGGCCGAAGCATCGCGGCTACGTGCTCGAAGCGAATCGCGGGACAACCGACACGCTGACCGTGACCGTGCGCTATGTGCCGAAACCGAAGCGAACGACCCGCATGAAATTCCGCATGCGCCGGTTCGTGCGCACGGTGAAGGCGGCCGCGTTCGAGGCGGCGGCCCGCCACCTGGGCAGGCCATGCACGCGCGAAATCGCGGGCGAAGTCTCAACCGACGTCATCAACGCTATGCGCGAAACCGCAACCCGCTACGCCCACCTGAAGGCCTGACCATGTATCCGCGTTCCCAACTCAAAAAGTGGTACGTCTACGTCGGCGAAAAGCTCGTCGCGGTCGTGCACGCATTGACCGATCGCGGCGCCATCGCGGCGGCGTCCGAACTGACTGGATGCAGCGCGGCGACGCTTCACGCGCAAGTGACCATCCGGCAATGAACATGGACGCCTGAAAGCAAAAGCCCGCTTTCGCGGGCTCTCGCCAGTGGGGGCATGGACTCGGCGCCATCCCAGGATGCTGACCGTGAACGTCGGGCCATCCCCACGATGCAGTACTGCGAGGCCCATGCTGCGCCCGTCGCGCCGGCCTGTCAACCGGCGTCGTGACGGCACACTGGACGGAAGGAGCGGCATATGAAAAAGGCTTTTGAACTGGCGATGGGCATGGCCGGCGCGCTGATGGTAATCGCCGGAATGGTCGGCGCATTCGTCGTACTGTACGGACTGGCGACACACTGATGTTTGACGACGACGGCGGCATGTTCATCGTGCCGGAGGGCGCGGACCATCCGGCAATCATCGCAGAGCGTTTGCTCGACCTTCCCGAACATTCTCACCTTCGCGAGGGCGAGGCGGAAATCGAATGGCTGTTCCGCACGACTCCGCTCATCAAGTCCGGCCGCCAGGTTCTCGGCACGTGCTATCTGCCGACGGTGCAGGGCCAGCTCAAGGACTTTTTCCTGTGGATGCTGGAACGCCAGTTCGGCCGGATCCCGCACTTCCTCATCGTCCTGGACAAGGGGTACTGGGACACCTCGAACGATCGCGCGCGCGAAATCCTCTGCTATCACGAGCTCTGCCATGCGGTGCAGGCCCGCGACCAGTACGACGCGCCGAAGTTCGACAAGGACGGGCGCGCCGTTTGGGCGCTGCGCGGCCATGACGTCGAGGAATTCACGAGTGTCGTCGAGCGCTATGGTGCGTGGAATGATGACATCCAGCACTTCGTGACGGCGGCCAACACTGGGGGTTACGCATGAAGTTCGGCGACGTCGGCCTGCTCCTGGCACAAGGCTACTCGGAGAAGCTGTAATGGCTATCCCGGTGATTTGGTACATCTTCTGGACGGTGATGCGCGAGGCTGCGCGCAAATGAGTTCACCTGCCGTTCTGCAACACTGAAACATGGAAAACCAACACAAGCACATTCGCGGATACCGCGATCTTTCCCAGGCCGAAATCGACCTGATGAACGAAATCAAGGCGCACGGCGAACGCACGCGCGAGCTCATCGAAAAGGTCCATGAGACGACGATGGGCGCCCATCGCGCCAAGGAAGCGATCGCCGACTCCTTGCGCTGGACGGCCGTAGCTCGCACGACACTTCAAACCGGCATGATGCAACTCACGCGCGCGGTCGCTCAGCCTGCAAGTTTCTGATGAATAGTTTTCCCGAGCTCGTCGAGCGCGAGCTCGATCACGATGAGCTCCTTCGCAAGCTCGAATGGAGCCTGCGCGACGAACCACCTGAAAAGCCCGCCGGCTCCGGTTACCGTCTCGCGACGGACAAGCCACGCGCCTATCAAACCCTGATGACGGATGACGAAGTGCTGGAATGTCGCGCGGCGTTCGAGTTCGGCGGCGCCACGCGTGCGCAGCTCGCCGAGAAGTACGGCGTTTCGATCACATACATGCGCGCGCTGCTGTCCTATGCGACGCGTTCGAAGCTCATTCCGCGTCAACATACGGTCAACAAGTAAATTGACTGGTCTGTTTTTGCTGACTGCGTATGCATACTCCTTTGCGTCGTGACCCGACACTAGGGGTATGCCAAAAAAATTCTCTGACGATCAACGGCGCGCGCTCCTAAACGAGATTCGCGACCATCTGGCGCTCGAAGGGCGTCGCAAACTGGATCCGCTCGCGGAACGCCTGGGTATCTCCCGGCCGACTCTGTTCAAGCTCATCGACGAGCTCAATGGCCTGGCCGGATCCGACGAAGCACCTGGCCTGCTGCGCATGGCCCAGGCGCGCATCAAGAAGGCGGTCGAGCCTACGCGCGAAATGCTCGAATCCGTCGCGCCCCAGCTCCCCCCGCCGTCGCCGAACATCGTCGCCGACAAGGGCGA